GGAATTGAATTTCAAATGTTCCGTTTGAAGCTGTAAAGTCACCACCGAACGCTAACACAACAACAGCATCATTAGTTGGGCCACTACCATCTTGTCTGTAAATTAATGCACCATTAGCAGTGAATGAAGCATTAGCAAAACTAACATTATCAAAATCAACAAAAGCAGTAGTAGAACTTTGACCACCAGTTACTGATGGGTTACCACAAACTTTTCCACCTGCTGTATAAGCAGATCCGGAAGTGTTGGTTATTTCGTTAGTTGTTACATATTTTAAAGTAGTTGCACCCATAGTTGCTGAAGAAGTATATAACGCAATGTAGTAAGTAGCACCACCATCGAAATCGTGATTACCTTTTAACAGTTCTTGTTTAAAAACATTTGCTACTGCTTGTGATATTGCCATAATTTTCTCCTATTAAGGGTTTGTTGTAGGAATATTCATTCGTAAACTTCCATCCCTGTATTCATCTCTTCGTTTTTTACCAAGTTGTTCTTGGGCAAGTTCTGTAATAGCTTCTTTAAAAGATTGCTCATAAACAGCTTGATCTTGAGGCGCTTTTAAAAATTTAAAAGCTTCACATAAGCAGGCATATAATATAACTCTTGGGGCATTTAAGCTTATCCAAGTAGTTGGATTAGTGGAACCTAAGCCTGATAGTTTTTTAAGAATTCCTATTTCAAATTTATACACTGCATTTGGTGTTGGCGCAATAGCTATTTGCCCCATATCCCAAGTAGAATAATATCTAGGTTTAGCAGTTGATCCTACTTCTGGGGTTGGATAGTATTCATTTAAAAAGTCTACGTCTACACGAACTAATTCATGACGTTCTTTGGTCCCTGAATCGGTGTATAAAGTCACATATCTAATAGTAGCTATGTCATTAATGTCTGGTTTAGTAACATTAATAGAGCTATATCCTGGTAGTAATACAAATCTGTTATTAGGTGCTGTGTTTCCATTTAAATATTCTTTTTGGTTGTCTAACTCTATACTTCTAAATATTCTATGTTCAGCATGTTCTATTATATCATTCATAATAACATCTGTAAGAACTGCTGAATCAGTTTCACAATAGTCTAATATCTGTTGTTTTAGTTCTGTATATGTGGTCATGTTGATATTTTAGTAATAGACATATTACGTCCTCCAAAGTTTTTTATACCACCACTTTCCCAATATTTAAAGCCTTTACCACCCGCAGCTTCAAACTGGTCTATGTAAGTAGTTCTGTCGTCAATTAATAATTTGTTGGCACCACCAAAGGGTCCTTTATTAAAGTTAGTTGCAAAGTCCATACTTACCGGAGCTCGCGCGCCTGTATATCTTGCATTAATCCAAGCTGTTTTTTCAGTATTATAAGTAGGTCCAGTTGATAAAACTGCCCAACTACCATTTTTAGAAATAACTAAATCAACTAACGCATCTGCTTCTGCGCGTTTATCAAGATTAGAAAAATAGCCACCACCACCCGCAGCAGCAATTGCTTGTGATTCAATTTCAGGTGTTAAGTTATACCAATCAGGACCAGAAGGTAATAAACCAGTTGCAGTAGCATAAGCAGCAACAGCTTGATAGTATTCAGTTAAGACTCCATCCATATCTACATAAACAGTTGTAGTTCCGGGTATACAGTTTGTTAAAAAAGCAGTGATTCGATCATTAGGATTAAAATCAAAAGTATTTGGTGTTACTGCAGTAATTGTATGTCCAGCAGCACTATTAACATCATCGTCTTCTATGTGAGAAACTTGTGGGTAGGTAGGAAAAAAAGAAACAGCTCCTTGTATTTTAATAATATCACCTACTTTATAACCGTGTCCTGGTAGAGTAACTGTAATTATTTCACTATCAGTTGGACCTGCTTGTAAAGCGTTATTAGTTAATACTAGTGGTACTGGTGGCTCTACTCTATCTGGTCGAGCAAATTGTAAAGAAATTCTATCACCTCTATGTATTCTAGAAATTAACTGTGGGTGTTTAGGTTCAAACTCAGTGTAGTGTACTCTAGAACCATTCCATTCTGTTACCATTTCATTATACGGAAAGGCCATACCACTTCTGTCTGAAATAGCTAATGCATTTTTACCTGTAGAAAAACTAGACATTTGGATAATAATTCTGTGGTGTTATATGAGTACTTGTTGAAGAGCCGTCCTCAATTAAAGCTCTATTTAATTCATCTTCATACAACATTTTTAATTGTTGTACTAAATCAGTTCTATCTTTTTGTGCTAGATAATAAGCCAAACCAGCAGACATACAAGGAACAAAACGATAAGGAACGTCAGCAGTATTGCTATATCCGCCCACATCTTGAATTCTTTTAGTAAAATAAATATTTGCAAAATTAGCAGCGGCAGTTGAATCAGGAACAGGATAAATCGTAAGGGTGATATTATCAATAAATCTTTGTACATAATATTGTGATGGTTGACTTTTTGTTAGTTTATTAGAATAAGATTGGTAAGTACTTCTGTCAACTTTAGTTAAACTGTTGTCAGATTGATTAGTAGTTCCTTTGTTAGTTCTGTAAGTTGCTTCTAATATATCATCTAAACCATATAAATTTACTGGATCAGTTACTGCACTGGTACCGTCAGCAGTGGATCTAAAAAATTTATACTCTGCTTGGCCTTCAACTAAATCTATATTAGCTTGTCCTATTTCCCAATAGTGCAAACCTCTATTAGCCCATTCTTGAAACATTATATTTAAAGAACGTCTTGCTGATTTTAATTGATAACCACTAATGCTATTAAGACCTATTCTATTGTAGGCTTCCTCAATAATATCATCGATTAAAAACCCACTTTCAAAAGTAGATGTACCGGATGATGTCATTGAACCTCCTAGTTAAATGTTACAGTAACGCCTGGAGTAGCTGTTAAATCTAAAAACACACCTGTCTTAAATCTAATACCACTTCCAGGAACAAAAACACTTAGCCCCTCTGTACCAAATTTAAAAGTGTGAGCCGTTCCTGCTGCAGAAGTATTGTCATATAATACAACAGTTGAACTTCCTGCGCCTTCTGCTTGGATAGATGTAACTCTACAAGGTCCCGTTACTAATTGACCATCCGCTGCTAGATGTGCTGTTCTTTGGTCTGATAAATAACTATTACTCATAATATTGTCTCCTTAAAATATGTGGGGCCAAAGCCCCACATTAATTATTTATTAACCTAAGTTATTATCTTGTGCGTAAACAATTGTAACTCTAGTTGTTCCGGCATTAGTAGCCGCTGAAGTAGTTATTGTTAACTTTATATCAGCAGATCCAGTATCAGACCAAGCTAATGCACCACCAGCTTCTGTTGTTGGTCTTTTTTGACCAACAGCTGTTCCTAGTGCAAAAGTATTAACAATTGTAGCAGCTCCACCTACAGTGTCACCAATACTTAAATTGGTTGCACCTGATGCAGCAGTTACAGAGTCTAAAATAACATCTACTATTTGTGAGTTTGCTGGAATAACCATATCAGTTGATCCTGCAGCAATTGCACCACCTGATAAATCAATCAGATGAGTTTGAGACATTAATACTTGTCCTGTATTTTTTACGTTTTTGCCGAGTGTACTACCGACAGTTTCTTTGATTGTTCCGGCTTTAATAGGACCGGAAAAAGTTGTTGAAGCCATAATTTTTCTCCTAGTTATTTTAGTGTAGTCTCTAGGCCGTCGTCTGAGTACGTCTACACTAAAGGGTTATCTCAGTTCATTAGAACGAAGTATACGCTTTTAAATAATAATATGCAAATAAAAAAGGGGGCCGAAGCCCCCTTAATTAAAGTCTTAAACTAATGCTTAAGCACCTGGAGAACCAAAGATTCCACGAGGGTCAGACCAACCGAAGCTGTATCTTTCTCTTGCTTTATATCTCATGTTGCCAGTTTCAAAATCGCCTTCCATAGCAGTTTTGATTGGCGCTCTTACCATGTGTTTCATTCCGTTAGGAACATCAGTTTTAATGAAGAATGCATCATCATCAGTTAGGAAGTTGTTTACCACGTATCCTTGTGGAATCATTCCCATTGATTTCATTGCATTGATATCATTATCAGCTGTGCCAACTCTATTAGCAGACTTCATGATTCTGTCAGCTCCGAACTGCAAGTTTGAAGGTATAATAAGTTTCATACCTTTAGCTGCAATTTTTAAGCCTCTTTCATCAGTAAGCGAACCAATATCGATCAAACACTGCTCTAAAGATGTTTCAGAAAGATCAGCCGAAACTAATAATTCATTAACAAATTTTCCAGCAATGGTCGGGTGACCAGCAGCTCTGTTAGCAGTTTGACCAGAACATAAAGTTGCTCCGTCGCCACCAGTTACGCCAGCCGTAAATGCATTGTTTAATACACTTGCCGCTTTGATCTGTTTTGTGTTAGCCATAGAACGTGCTAATGCTTTCGTATAACGTGTAGAAATCTTGTCATACAAGTTATCTTCAACCGCCTCTTCCGTTAAGCTAAATGCTAACGCAACAGTTTCGTGTTGATATCTTGCAGTGAAAGTTTCTTGTGCGTTATCGTATACGATCGCTGCACCTTCTGCTTTAACAGATGCGTTTTCAAAACCAGATAACATTACTTCTTCTTCAAAAGCTCTGTCACTGTTTTCAGTGTCGAAAATCTCCGTGTGTTGATTTTCGTATTGTTTGTACTCAAGTCCAAATAATGCATTTAGACCTGGCTCTAGCTCTTTTGCTAGTTGTTGTCTTGATATAGCCATTTTTTAAATCCTCCTGCTATTATTTATACAGATGCTCTGCTATTAGAACTTCATACAACATGTTTGCAGAACCGACTGTGTTTCGTGAGGCATTTCCTGAAAAGCCTATAATACGAACGTTCGCTCCTGTTCCTATGTCGGATGCATCAAGTTCCATACCTGAGATACCGTTAGTTGTGTTACCAGTGCCTACAACGATATCGGCTGTTCTGCCTATATCGGTCTGTGCAGAGTTTGTTCCTGAATCACCTTGTAGTTCGAAAACTTGGTATGGATCATCATAAACAAAACCTTTACTTGCTTGTCCTGCTGCTGATTGATTTTTAAATGCGGGTTTTCCTGTTGAGTCATCAAAATTACATCCCCAAAAAACACCAACGTTAGTAGTTCCAGTTCCAGCTTGTGTTAAAACACCACTGTTACCTGCAATCTGTACTGCGTCGCCCTGAAATATAGCATCATTTGTGATGTCATATTCAGCTGCTTTTTGAGATGGTCCACTTCCGATTTTTCCAACTGGATTAAAACCCATTGGGCTGTCTGTATTAGCCATAGTTTTTATCCTCCTTAAAAGGGTTAGTTGATTAAATCAGTAGTTCAAAGATTATTTCTTTGAGCCACCAAAGGTTACACGAGTCTGTCGATCTTGATTGATCGGCATACTTGGATGCTGTTCCTTTAAAACATCGTTTTGTACAGCTTCTTCACGTTCAGCAGTTTTATTACTAAAATACTGTTCACGTGACTGTGCGAGTTCTTCAGATATCCTTGCCAGCACAAGGCCGCCTACACCGATTAAACCTGCGTACTTTCCACTTTCAATTACGGGAAAATCTGTATCTGGATATTCGTCTGCTCTCACAAACTCCCATCCGGATCTAATTTTTCCAGAGATATTCCGAGCGTCGTCTTCGCCCATACTCTCTGCTCGTAACCATCTGTGTCGGAACCCTTCCGGGGCAGGTGGTGCGTCTAATGAAGACGGTGGAGCCCAAACTTTTGGCTTTTCATTTTTAGCCCTTGTTTGACTCACGCGGGAAGTTTTAACAGTTGTTTCTGTTTCATTTTTTGTCATATGCTTATACCTCCTTCAGCGATAGTTGTTTCGCATACTCTTCGAGTGGCACACCTAATCTTTTAGAAATTGCGACCTGTGAAGGTGTGAGTTTCACAGTTTTTCTGCGTCCTTGTGTGGCCGGACGTCGGGCACTTGCAACGTTCTGAACAGGTTGTTCAGGCGTTTCTGTATTGATCTTATCAAATTTGTGCGGAAATTCAAGTCTTATTCGCTTGTCTACTTCTGCATAATAATTATCTGATTGTGGATCAAAACCTTCTTCTTCAACAAGCTTTTTATGGATATCAAATGCAGTGTATGTCATTGCATTATCTGAGCCAAACCAAGGGTTTTTTGCTGCCCAAGCATCTGCTTGGGGGTCTATTGGAGCTTGTTTTTTAGGTTGTACAGGTGCTTTAACAGGCTCTTGTACAGTTTCCTTTTTATTTTCTTGTAAGTCTTTTAGTCTAGCTACTCTAGTAGATTCCATAGCTAAACCAGAAAGTTCAGCTTGAGCTTGTACTTGACCTTCGATATCGCCATTAGCAATTGCTGTAGCTAGTTTACCTTTTACAGCCTCTAGATTAGTAACAACTCTTTTTTCAAACTCTTTAGTGTAATCAGAATCTAACGTATTAAACTTACTTTTAATTTTTTCGTTTTCTTCCCTTTGTGTTTGAGCAAAGGCAATAGCTTCTTCTTTTTGCCTTTCAGCTTCACGCATTTTACGTGTAAGTTTCGCTATTCTTTTTTGAACACCTTCTGAATACTCATCAAGTTCATTTTTATTTGTTTCAACTTCCGGAGTTTCTTCCGTTTTAGTTTCCTCAGTTGTTTGTTCAACTTCAATTACTTCTTCTTCTTGTTTTATTGGTTCAGCATCTAAATTTATTTCAGTTGCTACTTCTTCGCCGTCGCCGACATCTATTTTTACATCATCTGACATATGGTTAACCTCCTATGGTTGCGTGTAAGATATCTTCAGGATTATCTATTGTCCCTAATATCTCATCGTCGTTTAACATTCTTATCTCTCCGCCATCGATCTCCATTCTGGATCCTGCATACCTTGCAAATATAACCCAGTCTTTTTCCTTGCACCAAGGACCAGTGGGATATCTATCTTTGTCTTGATAACAAAGATCACCCATCTTTAACACGTAACCACATTGAGTAGCAATACGTGATCGGTCTAAGGTTTCTTGTGCAATTATGATTCCGCCATCTGTTTTTTCTTTTTGAGCAAACGGCATTATAAGTATACGCCACCCGGTTGGGTTTGGTAACTTTTCTAAATTTGTTTCTTGAGGTTCTTCTTTAGCTAACTTAGCTTCTTCTTCGTACTTAGCTTCTAATGGGTGTAACTTTTTCTTCTTCGTCATATTTATTCGGCTCCTTAGGGTTTAGCAGGTTAGAGAGTTCCTGTGATATTTGATCCAATGTGTGAATCTTGCCACAAATATACTTATAGTCGGGCATATTGTCAACCCCTCCGTTTGCAAGAACTACAACATGTGTTTCTTGCTCCCTTTCAAGGTATCTTTGTAGTTTATAAATTACTGCGATTGGATCGGTGTCTTGCATTTATGATAGTCTCCTAGTGATGCCCAAAACTCGTCTAAAGGATTGAGCCTTTTTTGTTTACAACATTCCCCCGATTGTTCTTTTTCTTTTGTGTGACAGGCACACTTGTCTTGTTCTTGCATCTTCTTTCCTCCTTCTGTCTAATAGATTCTTTATATGAAAGTTCTAATAGTTTATTCTCACTGTCCCAATATTCGTGGAACTTCACTTCTTCTTAAATATATCTGCGCCTTTCAATCCGTATATCGATGCGACCACGCCGATAAATAACGATTGGTACCAGAAAGGCAGATTACTAAACTTGTCAAAAAAGATATCCAATTTTTGCTGAATTAATGGGTCGTCACTAAAGACCGACCAAATCAATAAAATCACTGGGGCGCTCACAAGCAAAAGCACGAACTCGTCTTTCCATCCCTTGTCGTTTGATTGCCGTACTTGCGCCTGATACTCAACTTCACCACTGGCCATTTTTTGGGCATGCAGTAAAGCAGCATCAGACATAAGTATCTTAGCTTTTTGCTTGTTAGCAAATATAGCCGAACCAGTTTTTAATACTGTTGGTAAAAGTGATAACCACATTTATGTTATGAAAATATTGCGATTATGATTAC